ATCATGCCAATCTCATCTTCGCCGCCGATCCGGTCGGCGTCGCATCGTACACAACGGGGTCTGGATCAGGCGGCGGAACGAAATCGTTGCCGTCCCAAGGCGTCCCGATGCCAACCCACGAAGGCGGGTTAGCCTTGAGCAGGTAGTCGGTTTCAACCGGGTCGGTTTCTTCGGCAACGATCATGTTCTCGACCAAGCCCGTCGAAAGATTGATGTGTGCGCACACGGTCATTGCAGCGCCTTGATGGTGTAGGTGGCGACGGCGTTGATGCGCCGGATCGAAACGATGAATTTGTTGCCGCTCGTGGTCGTCAGGCTGTCGCCGACGCTCGCGCCGATGGTGAAGCCCGAAAACGTGATCGCGCCCGCAGCCGCGCCGTTGGTAATCAGGATGTCCATCGCGCAATCGCTTGCCGGTGCGGCGAGCGTGAACGCGGCGTTGTTGGTGCCATACTGATAGTTGCCGCTCAAAGGGGCCGGGGTGAAGGTGCCCGCGAAGGTGCCCGCGTTGAACGGCGTGAGGTTAAATCCCCCGGTGATGGTCTGACCGCCCGCTGTCGCCATCCGCGTGGTGTCGGTCGGGTGGACGTGATCCTGTCGCGAATAGAGCAACGATGCGCCCACCGCGACCGCGCCATTGACCAGCGGGTTTGCGGTGCCCGCCTGCCCCACGACAAACGCCGTCGTCGCAAGCTTGGTGCTGTTGTCGTTGGCGGCCTGTGTCGGCGCGGTCGGGTTGCCGGTGAATGCAGGCGAAGCGAGCAACGCGAGCGTGCCGCTGACCGTGGGGAAGTTGATCGTTGAAGCGCCGCCGCCAGGAACCCAACTCTGCGCCGCGCCTGCGCCGTTATAGACATTTAACGCATTGAGGCCGTTGCTTGGACCGGCGATGTTGACCGTGACGCCGCCGCCAGCCGGGCCGCAAAGGTTGATGACGCTGGCGGCGTTGAGCGCATTGCCGATGTTGACTGTCGCACCAAACAGATTGGCGATGGCACCCGTGATTTGATAGCCGCAAGAAACCGTCTTGAGGGACGCGCTCGCTTGAAAAGGTGCCGTCGCGTTGACGACATCGTAAAGCATCCACTCATTCGTGGTCTGCTTGAAGGTCTGCCACTTGAGCGAGGCCCCGTCGAAATAATTGATCGCGGCCTGTTGCCCTGCGGGCGCGGTAATATCGAGCACCGCCGCGCCACTCGCTGGCGTGATGACAAGAAGGCCGGTAAACGTCGCGGTGCCGGTGAAGGTCGGGTTATTCGTCGGCGCGCGCGTTGTGTCGGTCGGGTGAATGTGATCGGCGCGCGTCCAGTGCGTCGAGACACCACGGGCCGCGACGCCATCCATTTGCGGCGTACCGTCGCCTGCCGACGATCCTTGCCCCAAGACAAAAGCGGTCGTCGCAACCAAAGTTGAATTGGTGTCAACCGGCGCGGTCGGTGCCGTCACCGTCGAGGTGAATGTCGCGGTGCCGTTGAAGGTGACGTTGCCGGTGATGGTGCCGCCATCGGCAAGATTGAACACCTTGGCCCACGCGGCATTTTTCCGCCCGTAGGTCGCGCCGTCCGCTGGCGCTTCCGGCACGCTGAAAAGGTTCATCGGCAACAGCGTATAGTGCTGCGTCGTGCTGTCCCAAAACAGCGAATAGAGCGTCGGCGAAGGCGGGTTCGGCAGGAAATTGCTCGGCGGGAATTGGCTGTAATCGAGGTTCGGATAAATAACGCCGTTGCTCTTTTCGACGGTGACGCCGACGCCGCTGCGCAGATCGAGCGGGAATTGCGGCAACACCTTAACCTTGACCGCCCTTGGCCGCACCGAGAGGAACGGGATGCTCATTTTAGCCGTTGCTCTAGATCGGCGATCCGCTGTTCAAGTTCGCTGATCTTGCTTTCCGCCATTACCGGCACCGAGGTCGGCACCAGATAGTAGACATTGGCGAGGCTGTCCCACAGCAACACTTTCAAATTCGGATTTGATCCGAGCGAGCCGAGCAACGGGAATTGCGATACATCGAGATTGAAATAAAAATTGCCGTTCGCCGTGCTGACATCGATGCCAACCTCGCCGATCACCTGCGCCGGGAATTTCGGCAACACCTTGAGCTTGATGCCGCTGCTCATTGCATATCAATCCCTTCGACGATGTTGACCGTGCAAACGATCAATTGAACGATGCGGGTGTCCTGCGAAATGCGAACACCGATTTCATACTCGCCCTCGATGAGGCCAAACATGGTTGTTGCCGGGAACAGCCATTGAAAGGTGCCGACATCGGGCAAGGTGATTTCGCCGGTGTCCGTCGAGCCGGTAAGAGCGATGCAGCCCGGATCAACAGCGCCATAGCCAGATGCGCCGTAACCTGACGAATTGCGATTGACGCCAGGATTGCGCGTCAGCTTGCGCACCGTCATGGTGATCCGGCACAGCGAAATGTCGATGGTGTCGCCCGTGTCGCTGTCGGTCAGCACAAAGGCTTCTTCCCAATCGGCCTTGTTGGATTGGGTTTCGAGCGCGCCGAAATACATGGCTACAACTTCATGTAAACTGTGATTAGGAGGATCGGGTTCGTCATGTCCATCGCAACGCCGCCGCCCGCATTCGCGGTCTGATTGTCGTTAGCGACGCCCGACACCGAACCGATGGTGATGTTTGAGGTGTTGGTGCTGGTGTTGCCGGAACCGGCCAACGGGAAGGTGCCCGCTGGATGCACAGCGTCGTTAGAGGCCAACTGGTTGGAGTTCTGCGCGTTGCTGGTGTGAAAGTGTCCGTTGTCCTTGAGAAAAACCGGGTGCTGGTGCGGCGGGAGCGCCGTCACCGGAATAAGTTTCGAGGCTGCGCCGAGCAACGATCCGAGCGTGGTTTGATTGCCCTTGGTAAAGGTGAGGCCCGCCAAAAATCCGACATCGGTATTGCCCATGTCGGCGAGCGCCATCAGCAAGCGGTTGCGGCCGTCCGGCAACGCCAATTGTTTGTTGGCGGTCCAATCCGCTGCCGCGCTCGCGCCACGGCCGCCCGGCGTCACCACCAGCGTCGGGTCTTTCAGCCAAAGGAAATTGAACAGGGCTTGCGCCGTAGGATCGGCCAACTCGGTCGCGCCCGACGACGCCGATCCGATGGTTTTGCCGTTGACGCGCACAAAGCCGGAAATGATCGCAGTGTCGTATCGGATTTTGACATCGCCGGTCTGCAATACCGTCGTTGGATCGACCGAACCACCGCCACCGCCGCCACCGGCCGAGGGGCCGATCACCAACAGATTGTCGGCCGTAAATTTTACGATGCCGAGACTGTCTTGCAGCCGCACCTTGATCTGGCCGTCCGCGAGAAAAAATTGCGGAATGCGACCGGCCGCATCGAGCGGGATCGGGTTGGGCAACGGGATCGTCAACGCCGTATCCTGAAAGGCGTTCTGCGGCGTCGAGATCGTCCCGGCTTGAATGATGTAAAGCTGGCCGCCCGAGAGCGGTTCGCCGTATTCGTCTAGCTGTTGCGTCAAAGACAGGTTGATGGTGCCAACCATTTGGTTGCCCCAATAAAAAAACCCGCCAGAGGCGGGTTACTGTGACTGTGTGCTTTGGAGAGTTCGCGTTGCGGTCTGCAACAGATTGAGCGTGTTCGCGCTTGGCGTCTTGTCATAGGCCCGCGCGAGGCGCGTCCATCGATTGATCTGCCGTGGACCTTCCGGCTTTGCCAGGATCGTCGCGACCTTCCGCAGGCCAAGCCCGGCCATCGCAGTGCCGATAGGATGAAGTGCAGCCGCGCCACCTGCCGCAAGCGCCGCACCGCCTTTAAGCACGCCGGACGCCAGCTTGTGCCATGCCGTGACTTGCGCGGTGCCCGAGGGATTGCCGTATTTCTTGATTGTGTCGGCGTACTGCTTGAGCGAGGTGTGGAAATCTTCCATCGCCTCGCGGTGCGGCCTGTCGAGCATGATCGACTTGGCTTGCTTTGAATAATCGTCCCAATTTTTGACGAAGGCGCTGACGTTAAATTCTTCGCCGCCGCCGCCCATGTTGCGCAGCCACGCGCCGCGCAATTCGTTGCGGTTGGCTTCGGGCATCTTGCCCCACGTCCGCGCAAAGTTCTTGATGTCGCCGCCCTCGCGCATCATGCGATCAACGGTGTTGAACACCTGTTCGTCGCTGCGATTGCGCCCGAGAATTTTCCCGGCCAACTGTTCTGACTTGCCCGCTTCGGGCTTAATCAGCTTCGGCTCATTTTCCTTGGCGATCCGCGCGGCATCCCGTAATTGGGCGGGCGTGTCCTGCGAGAGGCGCGAATAGCCGCGCATCAGATCATGCTCTTGCGGCTCGAATAGATGCGACCCCATGCGCGTCGGCGTGAAAGCATCGACATTGCGCGCAATGGCTGCCGGGCTGCCTTCGCTCATCGCATTCCAGTACGCGCCGCGCATCCGGTTGCGAAACTCGCCAGCGTTCGGAACGGCGTTGCTGATCGCTTCATAGAGCGGGGCGGAAACACGCCGGTTGCCGGGCTTCGCGCCGATCAGATTGTCGCGCAGCCCTTCCGGGCCGATGCCTCCGGTCACGATCTGGTTGAGCATCTTCGCGGCGTTGCGCGGCTCGCCTTCCGGCAAGCGGCGGTAGTTGTAACCAAACCGCTCCATCAGATCGCGGTGCGCCGCCCTCGCCGCGTCGATCACCGGCCCTGCGTTGGCTTCGCTGTCGGCGGTCAGATGTGAGCCGAGCGCGTCATTGCGCCAGTCGTCGAATGCACCTTTGATGGTGCGCGACGCGAAGCGATCTTCCGGGGTGTCGGCCTGCATCCCCATGCGACCGATGCGCTTGCTCAAATGCTCCAAGCCTTGAACCGAAACGGCATCGGCACCGGGCGCGGGAGCGTGGCGGCCGAGCATGCGGAAATCGGACGGCACTGCATCGGTGCCGCCAGGAAAACCCAATTGCTCAAGAACGCTTGCCGGGACGTTTGCGCCGTACTCCCGTTGCAACGCCTGCATCATGCGCGGCGGCACATTGGGAGGTAGTTCGCCCGGCTGGCCCGAAAGGCGGTCCAGTTCGCGCAGCATCGTCGATGCGTTCGATCCGGGGTCATCGATGCTGATACCCGCGTCGGAAAGTGCTTGCTCTGCACGCTGGCGCAGGGCTGGAAAAGCCGAAGTGTGAACGCGGGCGTCGAGATTGTTCACATCCGAATAAAGCGCATCCTTGCGCGTCCGCGCCTGCCGCGCCGCGCTCTGCACATCGTTGATAGTGTCTTGAGCCACCTCCATCGGAGCGGCGTTGCCAAAGGCGCGCTCTGCGGCGTTGTTGGCTTCTGCCTGCCGTGCCGTGATTGCCTGCTCGCGTGCGGCGTTTTCGGCCTCCCATGCCTGCACGCGCTTGGCGTGGTCAGCTTCCGCTGCGGCCTGTCCTTCGGCGGTCTCTTGCCCGGCCGCGCGCGACAGATTTCGCTCAATGCCGCCGCCGATGACGTTTTCCGGCAATTCCGGGCTGTATTGCGCGGCGATATTTTCGATATGCCCGCCAACCTGTTTCGGCACGGCCTGCACCGCTTCGCGCAACGGCGTCCCGACAATCGGCGCGACCGAAAGCGCCTGCCCGCCCGCCCTGACGGCAGGGCTGTCGCTGGTGATCGCGCGCGGCACATCGACCGGCATGCCTGCCTGACGCAGCCGCTCTAGCGCGGTCTGCGCTTCGGGCGCTGGCAGGGGCGGCGGTGTCGCGGGCGGACGCGGGATTTCAAAGAACGGCCTTGAGACATCGGCGGCTTTGCCAATCTCGCTGACGGTGCGCCCCACGCGCCCGGCGACTGATACGCCGCCGCCGATGAGCGTGGCGACATCGAGCGCAATTTTTGCCGGATGATTTGCAATCGTGTGCTTTAGGGCGTCCTCGCTGCCATAGCTTTCAACGAGGTCGTCATAAACCGCTTTCGGAATTTTTTTGAGGATGGACGGATCGTCATAGATCGTTTTGCCGATGTCCTTTGCCATCGCTGCGCCAGCGAAAGGGCCATACTTCAAATAAGGCGCTGCGGCGTGGGCGGCGCTGACTGCCGTTCCGACCACCCCTTTCGCGGTGTCGTAAGCATCCGGCAAAAAATGCTTCACCGCCTGTAGCGGGACATCGGACCAATCCAACGGCCCTGCTTGATCGGTTTTCTTTTCCCCACTCCCGAACGGATCGACAAAATCTTTCCGGCCTTGATTTTCAAACGGATCGACAAATTCAACTTGGGCCATCAACTGCCGCCGTATCTCTCTTTCCATTTGGTCGCGAGTTCACTGTCGCTCCACCCCGGATTTGCGGCACGCGCCTTGTCCATAAATTCTTTCAAGGAAGGCTTCGCGGTTGTCGCTGCCGGTGCCGCCGCCGCTGGTGCGGCGGTTGCGGCTGGTGCCCCGGTTGGTGCTGCTGGCGTCGAGCCGCCCGGCTTATAGAATGTCTTGTTGCGAATGCCTTCCGCTTCGGCCGTCGATTGTTCGCTCAATCGTTTGAACATGGCATCCGCGCGGGTATAAATCCGCTGCCGCACTTCGTCGGGCTGGTTTGCCGAGCTTTCCAACTCCTTCAACAATTGCAGATCGGTGTTGGTCACGCGCTGCGGGAAGATCGTCTTGGCAACGTTGGCGACATTCGAGTGCGCCGCGTTAATGAGGTCTTGGGTATCAACCGCGCCCTTGCCGCCTGCCCAACTCGGGAGGAACGTCGCGGCATACTCCGAAGCTGTACCCGCGCCAGGAAAGCCCCACGCGGTTTTCGACAGTTCCTTGAGTTGCGCAATATTTTCGCGCGTGCGCTCTGCGGTGCTGGCCTGATCGGTCAGCGTGTTGACGCGCTTTTCCTCGCCCGCCGACAAATCCGCTTTCGGCATCTTGCCGCCGTTGGCAGCAAACGCCGTCGCCTGTTCGTCGGTCATTCCAAGGCTCTTGCCTGCTTGGAAATAGCCCTGCACTTCGCGCATCGGCGCGTTGATCTTGTTCGGGTCGGGCAGGTTTTGGCCGGTGACAATGTAACCACGATACATCGGGTCGTTGGGATCGAGGCCAGCGGCTTTGAGTTTTTGCGCGCGGCCGGTCGCGCTGTCCTCATCAAACGTTTCTTGCGCGCGCTTCTCTTGCGCCTGTCGAATGCGCTGCTGCGCTTCAAACTCGCGCACCGCTTCGGCATGCTGTGACTGTTGTTCGGCGCGCGTGGCCTGCTGGCCTTGCAACGTCAATCCCTGCGTCGCGAGCGTCGGATCGCCGGACTGGATCAGTGCTTGCGCGTTGGCGGTCGGATCGCTGCCCAATTGCGAGAGCGCCGACAATTGCCGTTGGCGGGCCTGCGCCGCCTGATAGACATCGCCGAGCTTCGCTAGCGGCGCAAAATCCGCGCCGCCGCTATAGGCTTGCGGCGTCGGAAACGAAATGCCCGCGACCGCCATTACTTCCCTCCCAAGCTTGCTTCAAAGCGCCGCGCATAATCGTCAACGCTGGTGCCGAGAACGTCCTTTGCGTTCGGGTTGTTCATGCCGCCCTCGCCCGCGAACCATGCTTTCGCCGCGCCGGCCGGGCCGTACTTGTCCACGTAGCTGCCGAATTGAGAATTGAACACCGCATCCTGCGCGGCCGGGCTTGCCAGGAATTGATCGGGCGTCATCGCCTTGCCGAATACCTTTTCGGTCCACAGCGGAATGTTTCCGCCCATGATCTGATATTTTCCATAAGCGCGATCACCGCTCTTGGTGACAGGGCCGAGTTGATCGTATTTGCCGCCGCTTTCGATATTGGAGATCGCGGCGGCATAGGGTGACGACGACGGCGCGGCGGCTTGTGGCGTCGCCGCTTGCGGTGCCTGCGCTTGCGACGGATCGAACCGCGCACCGAGATCGGCGAGCGTTGCAGGTTTCGCCAGTGCCTTGCCGACGTTGCCAAGCGACGGCATCAGACCGAGATCGCTATAGGCTTGCGCTGACTGGAATTGCAGCGGCGTGGTCGCCATTAGCCGTAACCTGTCGGGCTACCGCCGCCCATGAACGAATTGCCGAGGCGAAGGCTGGATGACAGGCTTGCCAGCGGCGACGATGCGAGGCTTGAGCCGCCGCCCATTAGCGAGCCGCCGAACGGATTGCCGCCGAGCGCGAGCGTGCCGAGCGACAGACCAGCACCGAGCAGATTTTTTGCGCCAGCGGCTTCGCCAGCGGCTTGCAGATTATTCGCGCCGATGGTGCCGGTCGCAACGTTGCTGGCGACGCCGGACTGATCCTCGCCGTACTGTGTCGCCAGATTGGCGAGCGAGCCGTAACCCGAAGCCTGCCCCTGCGCCGCCGCGCCGGTCGCCTGCACGCCGGTATTGCCAGCGGCTTGCAGGTTTTGAATATATTGCTGGTACTGATTACTGGTGACGCCCGCCGCGCCCAAGATCGAAGCAATATCGGCATTGCCGCTCGCACCCATGCCGCCAGCGGCTTGTTGCCGTGACACCGCTTGCGACGTGCTGTCGAGCAAAGCCTGATAGCCGGGCGTGTTCTGGAACGTGCTTTGCGCCTGTGCGACTTCCTGCGGCGTGCCGCTGCCGAGCGCGGCCATCAATGTCGGGGCGGCCTGCGAATAGGTCTGCCCAAGCTTGGCGAGCGGCGAGTAAGCACCGACCGCCGAATTGAGCGCCTGCGAGCCGGTCGTGTAGCCCTGTTGAAGCGCAGGCAGTGCAGTGTTTTGATATGTGCCGAGCGCAGCCTTGTCCGCATTGGCCGCATCGGTTTCGGCCCCGCCGCCGAACAGCGTGGAGAGAAAACTTGCCATAGGCTTTCGCCTTCAATTTGTTGGGTAGTAGAAAACGAAGTTGACCGAGCGACTGACGTTGTTGAGATCGGCGCAATTCAGCGCGACTTCGCTGGTGCTGCTGGTCAGTTTGTAGAGGTTGACGACGGATGCGCCGGGCGCTCCATCAGCAAACGCCAAGTTGCCGATGCCGCCGTTGAAGTAGGTGCCAGCGTTCAAGCGAGCCGCAATCGACGATGAAGCGACCGGGAACGGCAGCGACATTTGAAGCTGGTTGGCCCCGGCACCGGCAACGCCGCCTGCGGTGTTGATGCCGCCAACCCGCAAGAAGCAAACGCGACCGATCTTGAAGCAATTGCCGAATAGCGGTGTTGCCGTAAAAGTCGGGACGGTGCCGCCGCCGATGGACGTCAGCACCGGGGTATAAGTGCTTTCGCTGTAAGCGCCATGCTGGATGAACGAGGCCAGCGCGGTTTCGAGCGTCGTGACGCGGCTATCGAGCGTCGCGATCTGCGCGACCATCGTTCTGAATTTTTCGTACCAGATCGGATCAACGCCGGTCGGCTGATCGACAACAATGTTTTGTGCGGGCAGCACAATCGGTTTCACCGCAGCGTGTCCGATGCCATGTCAGCGCCCATGAACGCGAAGTTGAGGCCCGCGCTTTCATCGAAGCGCCAGCGCACACCTTGATTGTCGGCCTGCCCCCACACCGAGGATCGCGCGCGCGGCGAGGTTGCTTGCACGCCAATCGCCACTTGCCGGGCGTTGCCCCAAGACAACCCGCCATCGCGCGACATCGAGATTTCGACCATCGCATTGGTTTCGTCGGGATCGTGACCAAGGGCGTTGCTCGCGCCCTTGGTCAGATAGAGTTCGATGGTGTTCACCCGGACTTTTTGCGGGAAGGCACCGAGCGGCCCGGTCTCAAGCCGCATGCGAAGCGGGTTGCCGACTTCCTTGCTCACGGTGCCGTCGATCTTCAACAGCGACGGCGACAACAGATCGCCGCACAGCCAGGTATTGAACACAAAGATCGGACGGTAAGCGCGCCAGTAGGTTTGCAGGTACGATTGCCGCTCATGCCACGATTGCAGTGTGGTGTCGTATTCCCAACACCATGCCGGGCCGGACACCACGACAAAGCCGTGACCGCGCGACACGTAGACGCCAACGCTGATCTTGGTTTTGTCCGGTTCTTTTTCGATCAGTTGATCGATGTCGGGGATCGAGATCGGCGTCGGCGTGTAGGTCGTCAGCGTCGAGACCTTGTTGTCGTCACCGACAAAGAAAATTCCCTTGCCCCAACCATCTTCATCGCCCGCAATGGCCTGCGGGCCGGGAATGCCGCGAAAGATCGTCGAGATATAGGAGAACGGATAGCCGGTCACGTTGACCGTGCCGCCCCACACTTCCATCGTGTTCGCGCCGCAAAGCAAAAGCTGACCGTTGCCGAGCGGCATCGGCCGATAGAGCGCATCGGCCTTGCTCTGCGCATAGGCGAAGGCTTGCGTGACCGCGAGGTTGATCGCGGTCGAATTGACCAGCGAGGCAATGGTTTCGCCGCTGCCATAGGTGAAGATGAAAAACCCGAAAAAGAAAATGACGCAGTTCGGTGAACCGACACTGGCATCGGGATAGTTGGCGACGCCGCCCGGATTGGTGACGACGAAGGCCCCGACGCCGGGCGACACTGCGGCGATGTCAGGCGGGGTGTTTTGATTGGCGGCAAACCAGCAAAACTGCGTGCCGGGGATCGAGCCGGGCAACGCGACGCCTGCCCCGCCCGCCGCCGTGAAGGTGTAAACCGTGGTGCCAAACAGCGCGTAGAAGGTGCCTGCAACGAGCACGCCGCCCCTGTAGATGCCGCTTGGCGCGGTCGCGTACACATTGAGGCCCGGCACGCGCCAATAACCGTAGGGCCTCCCTGCGGTCGCTGGCTGCGTCTCCGGGTAGCAGTTAACCAGCCGTCCGCCCGCGACTTGCGGATGTTGCCCCGGTGCGGAGAGAAGCGGAAACGGAACATCGGTCATCAGAAGTAATTCGGTGCGAGCGGTTCATAGGTCGGGGTTTGCGCGACCAGATAGCGCAGCCGCGCTTCGACGCGTTCGACGGCATCCTCGTTGACTGGCGTGTTGGAAAATTCCGAGGCCGCGAACATCGCCGTCAGCACCGCAATGCTTTCAAAGGCGATGGCCGGGATTTCGTCGCGGTCGCCGATGGCGATGATCTTTGAAATTTCGTCGAGCACGTTGTCGAGGCGGCCGGAAATGATGTCATGCTCAACCGACCCCAACGCCTCGCCAGGAACCAGTTTGCCGAGGTCGGAGGCGGCCTTGTTGATGACCTGTTCGGACGTGTAGGTCTGCGGCATCGCTACGGCCCCGTTTCAATCGCGATGGCAAATTCGCGAAGGTCGGACTGCGCGACAGGTTCATCGCGCGTGCCGGATCGGAATTTGATGAACACCGCCGAGGCCAGCCAGTCGGGCGGCACGATGATGCCGACGCCGGGCACCACGACAACCTCAATCTCGTTGCCGTTGTGATCGAACAGATCATTGAACATCTTGTTGTCGGTCGAGACCTGAAACGTCAGCGGCGCATCGTCCCAATTGCCGGGCATCGTCAAGCGCACCGGCTGACCGGCGAGTTCGATGGCGTCCGACAAATCCTCGCCCGGTTGGATGAACGGGCCGATCACAACCTTGACCGTCATGGCATTCCTCCAAAAAGAGAGGGCCGCGTTAGCGGCCCTTGTGGTCCTTGTGATCGTGTTCGTCGTTTTTCGCCTTCGGCGGTTCGTGCTTCGGCGGCTCGGGCTTGTGATCCGTTGCCTCGCCGCATTCAAACAGCTTGTTGCCCTGCCACTTCGCCAAGCGGGCTTCGTCGATCACGATCTTTTCCGGCTTGCCATCCATGAAGGTGTGACCGGCCATTTCGACGACTTTGCTGTCGCCCTTGGGCGCGTGATAGGTGACGGTGAGTTCTTTGAGCATGGGATAACCCCTTGATTTGCGGGAGTATTGGTTAGGAACCGTTTCACATGAAACAGTTTTTTACGGGCCGATGTAGCCCTCCAAAAGGCAGCTAAGTGCGCCTGCAACTGGCGTCGCCGAGCCAGCGGGGAAGGTCATCCAGATTTCGGTGTCGGCCGGGAATTGATAGCCGACTGCGCCAGCCGCGAGCGTGGTGATGCTGCCACCGGGGGACCGCCCCACGGTCGAAGCACTGACGAAACGCGCGTTGTTGGCCGCGTCACCGATTGAGATCGTCAGCGCCGCACCGCTGTCCAAGCTTGGAATGACGGCGTTGATGCCGGTGACGACGAAATCTTTCGGTGCCATAAAAATTGCGACTTGACCGGCCGTCACGAGGTCCGTGGTCTTGAGCGCGGCGTTGACGTTGCCGATCACCTTGCGGGTGCGAGCAAAGCCCTGCCCACCGCTCTGCGGCTGCGAATATACTTTTCGGGGTGCCATCTGATTTGATCCTTGGGTTTCGAGAAAAACGAAAAGCGCCGGGTTGCCCCGGCGCTGATGTTCTTAGGTGTGTGCCGGTGCGGCCATGAAGCCCGTCACCATGCCCCAATCAACGAGGTCGCCCGTGGTCGCGCCCGAAACGCTTTGCGGCGCTTTCGCAATTTTTGCGACGCCGTACTGCGTCTCGATGCCGATGCCATAGACAAACTCATAGTCGCCATCTTCCAACTGCGTCGGGCGCGGCATCTGACCCATCGCATAGGCCATTGCCGCCTGACCGCAGAGGAAAACGGGTTCGACATCGACGCCAGCCGCGCCAGCACCCGACAACAACAGCCGCGAAGTGATTTCGGGAATGTTCTTGTAGAGGATGCCGTCATAGAGCAACGCGCCGCCCGTGAAGATCGGATTGTTTGCGGTCGGGTTGCCCTCGCGCGCACGAGCATCGCGGTTGGCTTGGTACATGGTCGGATCGCTCTGCAACTGCTGGAACGAGCGATCACCGACGAAGCACACAAACATTTCTTCGTCGAGTTCTTCGATTTCCCAAGGCGTGATTTTGGGACGGCCGTTGTAGACGCCGGGGTTGGTCGGATCGACGCCGGACTGCTTGGCAAGCTGTTTCATCAGCGAGCCGTTGGCCGCCGTCATCAGATCGTTGGTGGCGTCCACATTGGCAATCGCGGTCGCAAAGGTGGACGAATAGTTCGCCATATCCTTGCCGAACAGCAAGCGATCATAGTTGGCTGCGGTCCACGAGTTCTTTTGCGCGGTCGTCGCCGCACCGAACCGGACACCGTTGACGCGGTTGCCCGGTGTCGTGAAGCGGCCGGGCTGGATCGAAGCGGTCGGCAGCGTCAACAGCGCATCCGTGAGGTCGTCACGCACGATGCGGCGCGACCAGCCACGCAACAGATTGCGTGCCGTCGAGCGAACGTCGAACGAGCTTTCCTTGTTGGTGGCGCGGTTGTTGGCAATCGCGTTGCGGCCCCAATCGGCCCACACCGGATAGCCGTAGCTGTCCATCATTTCCTCATTGCCGCGCAGCGTGCCGACGCCCACACCGAGGCCGGTCATCTGGTTGACAAGCGGAATGTTGATTTCCTTGCCGTTGGCTTCGAGGTCCGCCATGCGGACGATCACCGACGTTGACGTGTCCCCCATGAAGGGATCGAAACGCGAGCGTCGCAGAAAATCCGAAATGACCTGACGGCGGAATTTGATGAGTTCGTTATTGACGTGATTGCTAGTGAGCATTGCCGTAACCCCACGGGGTTAAGCGGCACGCGTTCTCCTAACCGCGCCGCTTGGCTGAAACGGCTGCCCGGAATAGAGCTTCGTCGGACGGCTCCATGTGCTGTTCGTCCGGCCCCGCTGCTCCGATGTCCGAGAGCGATGGAAGGGTGGGGACTTTCGGTTGAACGACACCGCCAGCGGGACGATTGATCTGCTGACCATTCGCCGCTGCTTGGCCCTTGGCTGCCTGGATGACCTGTTTGTGAAACTCCGGGTCTTTCAGAGCATCTTCCAAAATACGCTTCTTGTAGGTTTCGAGATCGCCGCCGATCTGCGTCAACGTCTCGCGATCCAGATGCCATCGGGTGATGACACCATAGGGATCGTGCGACGCCATCGCGCGGTTATAGGTGGCCCAAGCATTCGGATCGTGCCGCGCCATCCCTTGTTCAAGGGCAGCGCGTGCCGCTCCAACCCGTTCGTCGCCATACACCCTGACCGCGTTGTCGGCGCTCATGGCCTCACGCGTCATTTGCATTTCTTGGCGGAATTGGTTGAACAGCGGTTCGACTTCCTGCTTCACAAAGCCGGAAGGATTGTCGAACACGTCCAGCTTTTTCGGCTGCTCCTGCTGTTGCGGTTGCTGCCGGGGCTGTGCCTCATACGCGGCGAGCCGCGCCCGATATTCGTCCCGCTCCCGCTCGGCCCGAGTTCGCGCCTCTGTGACTTCGCGCAAGCGCCCCGAGGGGACCATTGCGTCGTCTTGCTGTTGCGTCTCGGTCTTGGCGGGCTGTTGTCCCGGCTGTTGCCCCGCTGGCCGCTGCTGCTGCTGGCTTTCGGGTTTTAGCTCGGGCGGGTTCTCGAATTTTTCGAGCGTCGGCGCATCCAGCGCCTCTCGAAACAGCGACGCATCATTTTGCGGCGACTGTTGCGTGTCTTGGCCTTGGGTCGTGTCAGTCAATGTCAGTCTCCCCGAATGTGTCGTCATTCGGCAACGTGGCCGTCATGTCGCTGATGGCAGGCGTGATGAACCGTTCCCCGTTCACAGGGGCGCATCGTGTCGTCGGTGCGGGACGTGGTGCAGCGATGTCGTTCGCTGCGGACGAAAGGCTATCGGGGCTAGAGGTTCGGCCCCGGCATGAATTGTTCGTAGTCGCGAAACTTGTTCCAATCCGGCACGACGTTTCCCGTTTTCGGACCTACCGGAGGGTTCTTGTGGCCCTTCTGTTCGGGGGCCGCTGCTTGTTCTTCTGCTTCTTCTGGCTTGTCGGTCATGCTCGCACTCCATTGTTGGCCGTTACCCGATTTCTTCACGCGACGGTTAAGACCAGTCGTCGGGACGCGGGCCGCGTGCGCCTTGCGGCTTACTCGGGAATAGATCGCTGCATCATCTGACGCGCGGCCTGCGCGCGATCCGCATTGCGATGTGCGCTATCGGTCAAGCGGTCGGTGTTGCGATGGAAATGATCGACGGCGCGATCCGCGTTGCGCTGCGCATGATCGGCCAGCAATTGCAGCGGCGAGATCAGCGCCTTGTGATAAAGCCCGGTCGCCGACGCGCGCTTGTGCATGGCGGTCGCGTTGGTTTCGTTGATGTCGGCGAGTTGCTGCGCCACATCGAGCGGCGATTTCGGCGGCGGCGGGGTGCCGGGCTGGCCTTCGGTGCGCGCCTTGGCGATGTTGAGCATGGTCTGTGAACCGGCTTTTTGGGTTTCGGCCTGCGTCTTGCCGATGTCGGCTTGACCCTTCTGCAACATCAATTGCTGCGCCTGTTCCTTCATCGGATCGGGCTGCGAGACCATCTGTTGCAGCTTCTTCTTTTCCGAGAGCGGCAGGCCCGAGGCTTCGATGATCGCCTGCGGCGGCACCGGAACGTTGTTCTGCGCCAGCGCCATCAACAGATCGAAGATGTCGCCCATCACCGTCTCGTTGTCCGGGCCTTCATCGATCTTGATTTCAACGTCGATGTTGCCGAGGTAGTTCACCAGCGTCGGAATGCCGTATTCGTTCAGAGTGACGCCGTTGATCTGCAAGAATTGCGCGATCCCCTGATCCTCGCTGACGCGCAACATGCGGTCGGCGGTCCAGAATTTCTGCGCGGCCAGCCAGCAAGCCCGATACCGCTCAAGCTTCCACATTCGGAAATTTTTCAGGAAGGGGCCGAGTTCGGCCAACCCTGCCTGTTGCAGCATGTTGGCCGCACGCCCCGAGACGTTCTGACCGAATTGCTGAATGAGTTGCTGATTGGGGCCGAAGCTGTCGATTTCGGATTTGGCGTCGGTGTAATAATTCGTCTGTTGAATAAATTCCTGTTCGGGCTGGATGATTTCTAAATCCTTGCTCTCGCCACGGTAGACGATAGTGCCATCGGGCCGCGCCACCTCGCGGCGGGTCACTTCAATATCGTCAACCGAACCTTCCTTGAGCTTCACCTGACGGGTGTTCATGATGTGCATCGCCTTGGAGCGATGCTGGTTCATGGCATCCTGCGGGCCACGCAAGCGACGCACCAAGCCATAATGATCGCCGTGAATGTCGATGTAGGCCGCGAACGCATTGAATTTGGAAATCGACTGGCCGCGCTCATTGACGAACGGGCTTTCGCCCGACATCAGATCGACGATGCCCGTGTGCAGGCACCACTTCCAAATATTGCCTTCCTTGTACCAATGATCGACCAGCCGCACCCGATGATAGATGTCGATCCACATCGGTTCGCGATCCGTATCGAACGCGGTCCAATAACCGCCGTCGTTGTTGATCGATTGGCGGATCAAATCGTTTTTTTCGGGGAACACATCTTCCAGTTCGTCGGCGTCGGCCCACTTATAGACGCCGTGAAACCGGGTGTCGTTGAAGTTGGTTTTGGTTGATCGCGGGTCATAAAACCACGTTCGCGGGTCGGTGTAGCCAAAGCGCAGATCGGGATCGGCCTTGTCGCCCTTGCTCATCATCAACTCGGAAACGCCGATGCCGTGGATCAATGCGTCACGGCAGCATTCGACTTCCAAATCTTCTGCCATCGAGGCATCGTTGATGGTGCGAATGACTTGGGTGGCGACTTCCGCGCCGTTCTCGCCGCGCGGCGTGTTCGGATAGGCTTTCGGATCGGTGCGCAGGCGGCGGATCGTGCCCGACAGACTGTCGATCTTGCGGCCGGTGCGATCAAAGGTGATCGCGGGCTGTGATCGCCGTTTCAGAATGCGAAGCTGATCCTGTGTCCACTGATCGATGTGATAATAGCGCCAGGACAATCGCTGTTCATCGACTTCGCGGCCCTTGGCGAAGGCGTAGTTTTCAAATTCGCGGCGACGCTTCACAACCGAAGTTGTCTGGTTGCCATTCGCGTCAAAGCCGTCGTACTTTTTCACGCCTTGGTCGTACTGGCCTGCGCTGCCGACATCATCGAGTGAGATCATAGCGTCATGTGATCTATCGTTTTGGGTTTGCGGGGCTGGTAGCCGTCATCGGGAAGCTTCGGAGTTTTCTTTTCGGCGAGCTTGCCGATCACCATCTTGTCGAGCAGTTGCCCGACCAGCGACATCGCGTCCACTTGGTCATCGTGCTTCGATGCCGGGAAATTCAGAATTTCTGCGAGCCAATCCGCGACCCAATTGGCATTTTTCGGATAGTAGAGGCCGTCAAGCGCCATGCGGCCTTGGATCGAACGGGCGCGCACGCCCTTGTCTCCGCGCGTCGGAAACTGCGTGCGGCTCACGTAGAGCCGACGCTGGCGCATGCGCTTTTCGAGGAACGGACCAACGCCGGACTTGATCTGTCCCGTTTCCTCTGCCCATTCGAGCGGTCGATATTTCTGCACGAGATCGCAGAAGGCTTCGACCCACACATCCGACGACGCTTGACGCCGCCAGATGTCCAACAGGTGCATGTTATTCAGGTGATCGATGCCGACCACTGCATGCACTGTGTAGTCGCCGCCGTCAGCGGTGACGGCGTAGTCCGAGCCGCCATAGACGCGTAGCGTCGAGGCGTGCGGAACGATGTCGCGCGGTTTCAGCCATTCCTCTTTGAAGAAATCGCCTTCGTCCGGGGCCGGTGATTGCTGATAGAGCGCCGACCAAACGCGCGGCGGTGTGGTGTCGCGCAAGTAAAGCAGTTGCGCGCCATAACCATAATCGTCATCCGCCCACAGCGGTTCATCGACGGCGCGGCCGAGCGCGTCATCCTGTTTCGCCATCGCGGGCAGCGAAAGCACTTCCCAATGCTCATGATTGAGCGCGCGACCGGCCAAATCATCTTCGTGCCAGCGTGTCTGAATAAGTACGACGCGGGCGTGAGGCACCAAGCGCGGCCGGAAATCGTTCAAATACCAATCCCATGTCCGGTCACGCATCAACAGGCTGTCGGCGTCAGCCCTTGACCGGATCGGGTCATCGATCAGGCCGAACAGCGCGCGGAAACCGGCGATGCCGACGTTGGCACCGGCAGCCAGGTATTCGCCGCCCTCTTGCAGCGCCCACCGATAGGCGGCTTGATTGTCCTCGACCAGATTGACGCCGAGATCGCGGGCATTTTCCGCGATCAGATTGCGAACCCGCCTGCCCCAACGCTCGGCGAGTTCGGTCGTGTGCGAGGCCGCCAGCACCAAGGCTTTCGGATGCTGCGACATCAGCCACGGCGGGAACAGGATCGAGGTATAGGTCGATTTTGCCGAGCCGGGCGGCATGAACACCGCAAGGCGGGTGATTTCGCCGCGTGAGACCGCCTCAAGTTTTTCGATCAAGAGCCGATGATGCCGGGCCGGACGAAATCCTTGCGCTTCGCACCAGTTTTGCAGACGCGAGCGGAGTTGCTTGCGCCGGATGATTTCCGTCGCAGCATCTTCCGCCGAGATCAGCATTTAGTCGCCTTTGTCTTTCGACTCCATCGGCTCATGTTCCGCGCCCGGCGCGAGCGCGGTGATGTCGGCGGGCGATCTGCAAACCTGACAGACCACGACGATGCCGGGGTTCTCTCGCATCGCGCGCTGCCCGGACGGATAGATGCCGACAACGTGGTTGCACTTGGCGCAACGGCCCTCGATCTGACCGGGATGAACGCGGCGCATGTCGGCCAATCGCATCGTGATTAATTGAACCGGCATATCAGCCTTTGCTTTTCGGTTTTTCGCGCCGCTCGTAATCAATCCCCAAGCCGTCAAGGATGTCGCCCAAGGCGCGATGAATGGCGTGTTCGTCGGAGAGCCGCTTGCCGTTCTTGTCCTTCAAGCCGTCCTGCAACACTTCGGCGGCCCCGCGTATCATGGCAATCGCGAGCATGATGGAAAGCACATAGACTTGCGGGCCGTCGTCCATCAATTGCGTCACGCGGCGCACTTCGCTTTCGCAGCGTGACTGCGCGAGCTTTATCAAATCATCCAATTGGCGTTGATCGAGCTTCATCGTCGCGGATGCCAAATCGTGTGATAAAAACGGCCCCGGCCAATGGTGCGTGTTTTGTAGTTTCGCCGCTTGGCCCAATCGACAAGCGACTGCCCCGGCTCAACAAGGACCGGCACAAGCCCGGCCGCCGTAATTCTTTCGATCAGCCGCGTGAACGCGCCCGTTCCCGGCTTCACAGCTTCCAACGCCACGAGCCGGACGTGTCGGCCGTCCGTCGAAATGATCGTCCACTTGGTCCAGTCGTCCCAATCGAGCCAGGACGCTTCCCTGACGATCTTGTATCCCTGCGCGAGTTCGGCAGTACGCATCCGGTCTCCGATGTCGGAGCGCGACATCGAGAACAGCGAACGCACATACATGCCGGTCGCAAAATTCATTCGACCACCTGCACTTCAACACCGGCCTTTTTGGCGATGCTGACCATGTGGTCGGTGCCATGCTTGCCGGGAAAGGCGACCACCAGATCTGGCCTGCCATCAACCAACATCTGGCGATTACGGATCGGACCAGCGGCGTTGCCGTAGCGGTCCCAATCGGCGGGATACGGCTGCACGGGGACATCGTTGACCGAGGCCCACAAGTCGGCCAAGCGATCCGCACCATAGGCGTCGCCGTGGATCACGACGGCAACGGGCGTTTTCTTGTGAAGTGCGTCGAGCACCTGCACGAGCCGCACCGCATCGGTATATTGCCGACCGCCACAAACCAGAATACGCATCACCAAGCCCGAAACGCGTTGCAGAGTTTTTCAAAATCGTCGCCGGTCCACGCGCCCTTGCGAAACGAGAACGCCCTTCGGTAGTCGCGCCAGTCGAGCGCGATGCCATAGAGGCTTTCACTGTCCGCGATCAGGAGCGTTGGCTTGCCGAGGCTGTGACGCTGCGCGTAGTTGCGCATCGAGCCGACAAACTCGCTTATCTCCCGATCTGAAATATGACGGGTAGTCGCTTCGCGTGTTCGATGGCGCGATGGACCCTTAACGCTTCGTCGCGTTTGGCCTTTAATTGGGAGGCGCTGCATCCGAATGGGCATTTTGTTTTGTTCAACCGCATCGAGCAACGAAAGCAGGCGTTGCGCTTTAGGATTTGGTCACGCGTCATGTTTCTTGGTGAAGTGCAAATGATATTCCCGGTAGCGGACGCGCAAGGCTTCCTCTGCCATGTCGAGCGGGACGTCGAGATCGACGCAAAGGTGCGCGGCGATGCCGAGCGTCACCATGACTTTTTTCGACGGGTCGTCGAAGCCGCTTTCCAGCGCCTTGAAAATCACATCGAGCGCGACTTTTTCGGCCGGTGTCGTCATGTCAGTGCCGGGTCTTGGACCAGATCGATTTGAGCGTGTTGACGCCAGGATGTTTCGCCATCGCGGCGCGCTCGGTCACGTTCGCTTTGCGCAGCTTGGTGCCACGGGCGGTGAACACCGACCAATCGCCGCAAAATTTGCACATGGCATAGTCGCCATTTTTTGGAACGCGGTCGCCCCACGGATCGCTTGCCGTCACCGTTGGGCCGAAAGCAATTCGGGCAAGTCGTCGAAAGCGGGATTTTCATCGCATCCTCATGTGAACCATGAAGTTGCAGCCCTGCTTTTGGATGTCGGTGATGACGTTGCACTTGTCGCAACTGCCGGTGACGTGAAACGTGTTCGGCTCGCCCATCGTCAGGCGCGCGCCGCAACCCGCACAAGTGAATTTCTGGTAAACCTCATGCCCGGCAGCGGCGAGCGCATCGGCCTTGGCGGCACAATCCTCAAACGGAAAATCGCGGAACATACTCATCGCTTCCGTCTCCGAAACCACGTCCGCCTTGAGATCGGCGGGTCGCATTCTTTCCACGGCTCGTGTGGCTTGTAGCCCAAACTTTTCAGCGGTCGCCCTCGTGGCCGAACCGGGAAGGTTTCACCACGAGGGCCAACAGGGGCTACGTCACCACCCTGTCGTTCGCCGCCGATAGGGCCGACCCTATCAACCGTCCCCTCCGTCGAACTTATGCCGGTCCCGTCTCCCCGCCCGGTCGGATCGACGGCGGGACCGGCGAGGCTTGCCCGTTCGGGACCGCTGCTGACGGTCGGGTTTGCCTCACTCGTGCGAGCTTCCCTGAAAGCCCGCAACTGCGCTTCCTTGGTTCCCATCTTTTGCAGCCATTCACTGCGCGAGGTGGGAACGATCCGTGACACCTATTTGGCACTCCGAATTGCGGCGTAATTATTACTCCCGCATTGCATTTGTCGGAATTTTTGCGTCAGCACCCCTTGCAGATCGAGGGAGGCGCGGGCGGGAACGGCGGCAACGCATCAACGGCCGAGCCTTGGAAACCCAAGCGTGCCCGGCCCTCCGAGCACGCAACTCAAGAGGCCGAACACGATCACCACCAGCGCAATCGCGACCACGGCCCACAGGATAATCATCAAAATCCGGCCGATGATCGGCATGCCGGTCAGGCCGTCGATGAACGGGATCACGAGCTTGATGACGGCAATGATCGCCGAGATCACGATCAGCCAGATCACCAATTGCTCAAGCCAAGCGAGCGAGAAGCACATGGGCGCTCTCCGTTAGGCGACGGTCCATTGGTATTGCGTGTTTCCGACCGCATCGACCTTGGTGTAAGGCGTCGCTGGCGTTCCGACCGACGCCATATTCACCAATTGGTCCGCAGCGTTTCTTAGCGCCTCGCTCACGCGCGGGTGCATTTGCTTCAGATCACTGGTGTTCAACGCTACGGTCAGTGTGAACGTCGCCATGTAACTCTCCTGGTCAAAAGGGGGGTGGAGTTGTGGGGAGTGGCGAAAAAAGGGGGGGTGTTTAAAATTAAAGCATGCTTACGCCGGGAATTTTTCCCCTCCCCGGTCGAGATCGGCCGCGCATGCCCCTACCCGGCCCCGTGTCACATGCTATCGCTCGTTAGCGTGTGACGTTTCAGCCCTTCACGCGGTCGAATGTGGCATCGATCACCGACGCGTCACCGACATGCGCGCCGCTCGCAATGGCGTATAGCTGCGCATCCGTCAGCGTCTCAACGGCAAGCCGGTGACTGTGCTCGGTATGCTTCACGTCGCGCCACTCGGTCGGATCAGCGTTGCGCAAGGCAAAGATCGCCGCAGTAGTTTCCGCGCCCTTGCGCGACCGCAGAAGCTTCGCCTCTAGCCATTGAACGCGGGTAGCACGCGCGCGAGACACAGCGTCCGAAAAGTCGCTGTACGTTTTAATCCACGCATAAACCGTTTCCCGCGCAACCCGGATCGAACCGGCGAAGGCCGTTAGGCTGTATCCCTGCGCCATGAAGTCAATCACCGCTTCGCAGTATTCCGGCCGGTAGTCTGTCGGCCTGCCTGTCGTGTAGTTCGGATCGCGCCAATGGGCCGGAACCGTGGTCTGCTTAAATGGTGCCATTGCTCTAGCTTCGCTGTTGCGGTGCCAAAGAGGCTTGGCAATGGGAACTAGATGCGAAACCCGCGCAAGCCTGCATCAGCGCGGATTGGGCGCGCTCTATTTCATGTTCCCGCAACATCCGGCCGCGCCGCGCTCGCTTGTCGGTGCGTCGCGCGATGTCCCGAAAGAACGCTTGCCGGTCACTGCGCCGTCGCTTGGTTCCTGCCATTGCCTGCCTCGCTTGATCGTCCCGAAAATAAATTCACAAATCCCCTTGTATAGGTCTTGACGGCCTAGGCCGTAACTGCCTAATGTCCGGCATTGGTCAACGCCAACGCAAGGGGAAAACTTCAGATGGCAACCAACCTTTACCAGAACGTCACCGCTCGCATTCTCTCTCAACTCGAAAACGGCTTTGCACCGTGGGTTAAGCCGTGGTCGGCAACGCCCGGCCAGAACGTGCCGCACAATGCCGCGACTGGTCGTCCCTATTCCGGCTGCAACGTCGTTCTGTTGTGGATGTCGCAAGGCGCGTATCGGTCGCCGCGCTTCCTGACATTCAAGCAAGCGTTGGATTTGGGCGGCAATGTCAAAAAGGGCGAGCACGGCTTTAAGGTCTATTTCGTCAAGACCGTGACCGGCAAAAAAGCCAAGTCGGAAGGCGAGGAAGATCAGCGCGGCTACACCATGTTGAAAGAGTACACCGTTTTCAACGTTGACCAGTGCGAGGGCTTGCCGGATCGGATCGTCACGCCGTCGCCGATCAAGCCGCGCCACAACGATGAGCGCGACGCCACGATTGACGAATTTCTAGGCGTGTCCGGTGCCGACATCCGCGAGGGCTTCGGCGAGGCTTACTATTCACCCGGTCAAGACTTCGTTTCGCTGCCCGCTTTCGCCGCGTTCAAATCCGCCGCGCATTTCTACGGCGTCACGTTCCACGAATTGGCGCATTGGACCGGCCACAAGTCGCGGCTTGATCGCGATCTGAAAAACCGCTTCGGCACGCGCGCCTATGCCGCCGAGGAATTGGTCGCCGAGCTAACCGCCGCGTTCCTCTGCGCAGAGTTCAACATCGATGGCGAGTTGCGCCATGCGGCCTATATCGCGTCGTGGATCGAACTACTCAAGGATGACGCCAAGGCGTTTTTCACTGCGGCCAGCGCCGCGCAAAAGGCCGCTGACTTCCTGCGGTCGCGCGCGCTCGCTGACGAAATCCCGCTCGCTGCCTAAGCCCGGCGACGCCTTCCCAATAAAGCCCGGCCTCGCAAGCCGGGCTTTTTCTTTGCCTTGAAAATAAATCCCCTATAGGTCTTGACTGCCTAGGCCGTAACTGCCTAAATCGGAATTGCGCAATCCAGCGCAGCAAGGGGAAAACTTGGAATGTTCGATCACAACCAAATGCGCGAACTAGCGGCGGTCTCTGCCGACCGCTACCAGCGCAACGGCGGCGGCGGGGCGCATAAGGTCTATGCGTCGTCGAAAGCCTTTCACGACGCGCGCGGCTACAAAGAAATGTCACCGTTTCGTCGCGCGGCCTATGAGGCTTCGATCATGTTCCGGCAAGCCGCAAACAACGCGGCGGCCGGTTTCCGTTTCGATTGCCTCGCGCCGTCGCTTGATACCGATGCGAGCGGTTATGTCCCGTTCTAATCAATCAGAAATGCCCGGTACGTCGCCCGATGTCGGCGGCCTTCTCAAGATCAAGGCCGCCGCGCCAATCAAACCAGCAAAGCCGCAAGCGCCCTGTGACGCGGGTTTGTTTTCCGATACAGCAAAGCAAAAGGAATTATTCCGATGAACCTCACGACGCCCGAACTACTCAAGGCCGTTCAACACGCGTTGAATACCATCCCGCGCAAATCGCTTCCCGGCTGCCCGCACGGGATCAAGGATAGCTATCAGCTTGCCTCGCTGATCGATGAAGCGGTGAAGCGCCCCGACGAAACCACAGAGGCCGCGTGTTGCCTTTGGGAAGCCGTGCTTGCGGTCAGGCAGTGCGAAAAAAATCCGCCTTGGCAAAAGCGCCTATTGGCCGATTGGGAAAGTCACGGCACGTCGTCGATGCGAATTTCTGCGATCCATGCCGCGCCGCAAATGGATCAGGTTTGGAACGCGTTGACCGATGCCGAGCGCGACGAATTTGGCTGTTTCGATTGGGATTTCGTCCCGGTCTATCTCGCTTGCGTGCTCTACCACGAAACCAATCCCGGCATGGGCCGCGATGAGGCGTTGACGATCATGCGAGCGCGTCTCCATGAGCGATGAGCGCGAACAGATCAAGCGCCGCCTCGCCGAAATCGAGCGCATGCGGAAATGGCTGGATGAATTTCTAAAACGCATCCAGCCAAGCCAAACCCTTCACTAACAGCAAGCCCGGCCATCGTGCCGGGCTTTTTGCTGCCTGAAAATAATTTCGCTGTAGGGCTTGACGGCCTAGGCTGTTACGGCCTAGAACAGGGCATTCGCAACGCAAGGGGAAAATCGCGATGTACGATCTAAGCCAACCGAACGACAAGCCGGGTATCTGCCGCAAGTGCAAGGGCAAAGGCATTTACGGATGGGGCGCAAGCGTCAACGGCAAGATGACGCATTCCGGCCCGTGCTTTTCCTGCCGTGGCACCGGCAAGCAATCCGTCCGCCAGATCATGAGGAACCAAACCTATAACCGGCATAAGATCGCCACCATCGCCCGGCTTTAGGTAGCCTCTCAATCAAGTCAGGAAGCCCGGCCATTGCGCCGGGCTTTTTGTTTGGGCTATTGCGGCCTAGGCCGTTACCGCCTATGCTAGGGCCGCGCAATCAAGCGCAGCAAGGGGAAATAAATGCGAAAATCGAAAAAGAGGCCAAAGCAATGATCGGGTTCATTCGCTTTTGCTTTGCCGTGATCGTTGGCTGTATCGCGCTTTATTGCGTGATCGCGATCCTGTTCATTTTTGGGTATGCCGGTTTCATGGGCTGGCTACTTAGCACAAGCCTCACAAGCCAAGACAAACCCACGCCCGTCAAAATCGAGCGCCCGTTAAAGCTACATCCAACAAAGGGACCGAAAGAGTGAAAACCGCAATCAGCTATCGGCGCTTGTCGAAAGAGCGCAAGGGCAAGCCAAACTTCGGACTGGATGCGCAGCAAGCCGCAATTGCCGCGTTTTGCAATCTTGAGGGTTACGAGATCGTGCAAGACTTCGCCGAGATCGAAACCGGCAAGGGATCGGACGCGCTGGAACGTCGGCCGCAACTCGACGCGGCGTTGAAGGCCGCCAAGAAACTGAAAGCGCCGGTCATCATCGCAAAGCTAGATCGGCTGTCGCGTGATGTCGCGTTCATCGCCGGTCTAATGTCGCAGCGCGTGCCGTTCATCGTGTGCGAGTTAGGGCCAAACGTCGATCCGTTCATGCTGCACATCTATGCGGCGGTCGCCGAGAAAGAGCGGCGCATGATCGCACAGCGCACCGTTGACGCGCTCGCGGCGGCCAAGGCGCGCGGCGTCAAGCTTGGCAATCCCGAACAAGCGCAGAAAAATTGCGAGATCGCCGACGCGTTCGCAGAAAGTCTGCGCGCGGAAGTGTGGCCGTATCGCAATCTTTCATCGCGACGGTTGGCCGCGTTCCTCAACGCGCGGGACATCAAGACGCCGCAGGGCAAAAGCTGGAAGCCGGGCAATGTCGCGCGGCTGGTTGAACGTCTCATTGCCAACGCAAAGGAAGCCGCATGACGAAAGCGCCTAAGAAAAAAATCGATGATAGCGGCATGTCCGGCGCAGAGTTGTGGACCAAACTGCAAAAACTCGGTTTCTCGCAAGTCGGCTTTGCCCGCACCATCAATGTCGGAGATCGCACCGTTCGCAGTTGGATCGCAGAGGTCTACCCGGTGCCGACCGCGATTGCGATGCTGGTTAACCTGATGCTGAAAACCAAAACAACCGCAGAGGACTTGAAAGTATGATCCATTATTTTCTTTTGGGAGCGTTCGTGTTGGGCGGCATCGCGTGGTTTCTGCATTTCCTCAACCTTTGGAGTGCAGAAAAGCGCCGCCAAAATAAACACGACGCCTAAGCGCCGCGCCAAGTCAGGGGGAGGAACAAGAAAGGCCGGGAGTGACCCCGGCCTTTCCGTTTTCATGAGTGCGTGACCGCAAGGGGAAACTCGCTATCTCACAGATCACGAAACTAGCCGATTTGGATGCCGAAACGCCCTTTTGTCAATGGGCCTTGGCGATGTCGTCCCAAAATTTCCCGAGCCGGTATCCGGCATCCGACAGAATTTCGGCCGCCTTGGTCCGCGCTCGGTAGGCAGATCGGTAGCCGAGCAACACACCAACTGCCCCTAGCGACGTGTCAAAACAGGCGACGTGATCGGCGACCATCGCGGGCCGCGTCCCAAGCTGATCGCGCGCGGCGTGGTATAGCATCCGGTGATCCGCTTGCGCTTCGGTCTTGGCGAGGCCGGACATTGAGCCGGGATCAAATGCCAGGATGCGGTTTAGATCAACGCTGCCCAAATGCCCCTGTAAACCGCCAGCCAGCCAGTGCAGCGCGTATTTGCGCAAGGCCGAGTATTCGGGCGCGGAAATTTTTTGACGCATCCACGCGCGTCCTAGAGCGTCATCGAGCAAGGTAATTCGGCGGGATGATCTGGCGCGACCGGCGACGGTGAAAAAGCCGCGAGCGTGTGCGAGCCGTTCGGCTGTTGGTCCTGCGCTGTCGTCGTAATTTTGCGGCATCAGCGAACCCAAGCGCCAGAAAATTACGCATACTCCCGACGCAACCCCATTGGCAAGCCCTCGCGCGCGCGGCTACATACACAGACAGAAGTAAGGGAAAAGAATTGTTGTTGTTATTGGTGCAGCCGGGCTACAGCAAACCACATAGCAAACGAGCAGCAAAAAAGTAGCACTTGCTACCAACGTGCTGATTTCGTTGATGCCGATTTTTTCGATGAATGCGGATTATTTGCGGTTTCGGAACCGATTGATCGATGTGACGGTGCCGCCCTTCGATCCGGCGCGCGCGCGCTTTCCCCGTAATTCTTCGTTACGCACAATTTCGGCGTCGAGCCGTCGATGCTTCCAGCCCTCATAAAAGAACGCCTGCAACACCGTGCGATGTTGCAGCCACTCGTTGAGCGGCAAGCGCGTGATATTGGCAAGTTGCTGGTCGTCGTCGGGCAATTTGCCCATCGCCCAATAGTGCATAATCAGAAGGAAATAAGCGCCGTGCTGCACCGTCGATAGGTGGCCGGTGTCTGCGGTATAGCTGCCGACATCGAGCGGCATCCACCATCGGCGCATCGCGTCACCCCGCCAATGCTTGAGGCTCAAAGATGATCCGTTCCAGTTCGGCAATAGGACGCAGCGGCGGCAAGGTTGCCGGGACCGCGCGCACACCAAAATTCAGCATCGGTGTGCCGATGTCCCAAGCTCTTTGACCGTAGAGCCAGCCAACGAGAAAAAATTTGTCCGGTGGCTGCGCGCGGACAAGCACATAAGGTTTGTCTGGCCGGTAGTTTGGACGGATCGATAAACCAAAACCGCGACCGACGCGCTGACATTTAACTTCGATCACGCCGCCGACATCGCAAGCGTCTACTCTGCCAACCGCCGCATCCCAATAAAGATTGAACGCCTTCGCGACGGCAAGCTCGCCCATCGCGCCATAAATATGATTGTCAAAACTGTGCGCAGCATCGGCCTCGCCGACATGATGCTTGCGGCCCAACGCCATGCCGCTCATGTGACGGCGAAACCCGATCATGCCCGCCGTTGTCATGTCCTCAATCGAGAGTGTGATTTCAGTCGGCACCATTATCGACCACTTGCACAAACGAGTATTTCGGAATTTTTACCTTGCGCTTGCCCGGCTCGAAAATGCTGCGACTGGTCGTCAGCATTTTTTTGTGCAGCCCGGCGACGATGGCTTCGGGGTTGCCGTTGACTTCCATCAACAGAACATTGTGATCGCTGCCATGCTCGCGGACCCATATCGAATAGCGCGCTGTCATCGTGGCCTCGCCCTGTAGTGCATCGCCAGCGCAAACGGATCGATGCCGTAAGAAAACCAAAACTCAAGTTCGTTCATGGTGTGCTGTTCACGGTGATGCCGACCGCACAGCGGCAGCGCCCATTTGTCGGATGATTTTTCGGCCATGCCCGCGCCGCGCTTGTCGTCGTTGATCGAACCGACCTTCAAGTGTGCGGCCTCAACAGCAACGTTGTCGCCGCAGATGCAGCACGGCAACGCGCGAATGTAATCGAGATATTTTTCGTCGTGCTGGCGCGGATCGCGGAAGGTGTCAGGCATGCTCGCGCGCCTTCCATGCCTGATAGGCCATGTCGAGGCCGTGCCAGAGCGTGCGCTGGCGGTGATTGCCGGGATGGCCTAGCTCGCTGCGTGACGTGACGCCGCAATGATTGCGAACGGCGTCGGCCGCGCGCTGTTCGTTCGTGATGTTGGGAAAGTGCATATCCTCGCCGAGGAACGCCCAAAAGATCGGTTCCTTGCAGCGGATGCCCGCCTGCTTGGCCGGGCCGAGGTCGCGCCACTTGTCGCGGTCTAGCGCGCGGTGATCGACCGGGGTTTCGTCGTCATTGACTTCAACCAGCACGCACGCAAACCGCGTCCCCATCGGCGCGCTGGAAAGTCGCTGGTCCATATCGACGGCGGCCACGGTGAAACGTAGCTGCCAGTCGCCGGACTGGCGTTGCTGCAATCCGTCCTTTTTGACTTCAAAGGAGATCGCATTAGCTCGCGCCGTCTCCGCTTCCCTCATCGAACAAATCCGCCTGTTTTTCGGCCGGTGGTTTTTTGCGTCCGGTAAAGTCGGTTCGGATAGTGGATCGCCGCACGCCGACAATTTCGTACTGATCCTTGCCGACCGTCATAAAGCCGGTGACGAACGGCTCATCCTTCCAAAAATAGATCGCGCCAACCGCGTCGCTCATGCCGCCTCCAATTTGTTGAGCAAGTGCTTGCGCATCGCGGGCGCTAACTGCGCGATCTTCTCCGAGTGGTGATCGATGAAGCCGGTACGCGCTAGAGGCGTCAGGGTTTCGATTTCGGCGACTAGCAAGCGATAGGCCGCAATGCCCGCGCCCTCGCCCCATCCCGAGCGCCGCGCGAAGTCGTCATGAAGCTTGTCGAGGTTGGCAAGTTGGGCATCGGGGATGAAGCCCGACTTGCCGCGCACCTCTAATTCGATCCACGGAGCTTTGATGTCGTACAAATACCGCCCGATGCCAAAGCGCACTGCCGCACGCTTGAACGCATCCGACAGTGCGCCCTTGTCGGCCTCCATGTCGGACGGCCCTGCGCCATCCGCCTTCCAAATCCACTGGCCGATGTTGATGCCGATGTTGCAGACAATCGACGTGCCGACGCCCGGCGTATAGTTGCATTGCCAGTTGTTGAACCCGACCACGCTGTCAAGCCGGTCCATCACATCGCGCGCGTCGATGTAGCAGAGCGGCTGCCCGCGCAATGGCTGATCCTCGCGGCGCGACCGCTCGTTGGTCGGGCCGACACGCCAAGAGATTGTTTCGCCGGGGAACGGCGCGGCGAGCAGATCAAAGATGTCTTGGGCTTCGCTCATTTTACCCTCAAGGTCAGCGACGGCGGTGCGTTCGACAACACGCAGCCAGGTACATCGTCGCCGCGTTCTAGCGCCTCGCGGATTTTCTTGCGGTCGGCGGTGCGGCTGATCTTCACGAGATCGTCAGGCAGCGCGAGCGGATCGGGATCGCCGAGCAAGGCTTTGGGATTGTTCTTGAGCGAGGCCGTGACTTCCGGCAGTTCAAGCTTGGCGATCTGCGCGGCTTCCAAAATCTTGAGAATGAGATCGCGCCCGAAATCGATCCGCTTGCCGAAGCGCGCCTTGCGTGACGTGAGGTCATCGATCCGCCCTTGCGTGCCGTCGCGCAACGCCTTGGCGTCCTCGATCATGCGGTGAATGCTGGTCACGACTTCGCCGAGGTCGGTTTCGCCCTCAAGCATGTCGGCGCGCAAAATGTCGTCATCGGCGAGGTCGGGATATTCCCGCAACAGCGCCTCGATCTGGCTGCGTAGTTCGTCGGTTTGCGTTTCAAGCATCTTTGCCGTCCGCATGATCCAGTAGTCTTGAGAGAGCATCGCGCGCCCGTTCGATCCGGTCATAGTTGGCGCGGACTTCAAGCATCGGCCGTTGGCTCAACACCAGCGCGTCGGCCGCGATCCGAAGGCAACGCCGCTCGGTGTCCTCGCGATAGACAAGCTCAACTGACATGCGGCTTGCGCTCCATGTGCTGCCGGGCCTGCGCCAATCGTGTCAGTGCGTGACTGACCAGTTTTTCCGCCACCATCAGCTTGGACAAAGCGCGGGTTTCCCATTCGGGGATGCCCATCAATTGCTTGGCGTGGCTTTCGCAGATTTCCGCGCCCGCTTCGATCATGTGAAGGTGGCGGCCGATCAGGTCGTCCCATTCCTCAAGCGTCAAATGCGGGTTCGGCGGCGGCCTTGTCGTCATCGGCGCGCTCGCTTTCTCATCAAGACCCGTTCGGCGATCCTGATCGCCAACAGATCGATGTCATCGCGCAGGATGTCGTTTTGCCGCCGCAGCACCATGACGCTGCGCGAGGCGCTGTTGACCATCATGTGGTCGATGCCGACATGCGCACCAATGTCGATGAACGGCTCGCCTGACCAGCGCGTGGCGAAATAGCAATAAGCGCGGATCGCGGGCGCGGCCCAAGCTTCGTCGATTTCGTCGGGATCGATGCAGTAGAGTTCGCAGGCCGCGCCAAGGATGTCGTCAAGCGTTGGCCGGTTCGACCGCTCGCACATGAACGTGCTGACGCTCTGCATCAGACATTCATCGTCAGGAACGGTGACGAACACGTTCATCGGCATCCCCGAAAGGGTTAGGCCGCGTCTTTGACGCCTTTTTGGTTCCAAAGACGCGCGGGCGCTTCATAGCCGCGACGGCGCAATGAGCGCGTCATCACGACGTAATATTGTGCGGGGAATTGCCCGGCGCGGCCGACCCAATGCCAAGCCTGTTTCAGATTGGCTTCGGTCAGTTCGCAGACGCCATCAAGGCCGCCGAGGACTTCGACCACTTCATCGACTGTTCGTAATCGTTTCATGGCGTGGCAGATTATGAGTAATAGTTACGACTGACAAGACACAAGGCTGTTGATAACGGGCGAAATTTTTGCGATGTCTTGCAACCTTGAGCATGCCCCATGCGTATTTCATGCTAGGGTTTTGAAACTGCCGGATGTGTTAGAAATTGGACACACTTAATTATTACGCCAAGCTTACAATTGCGGAGGGGGAGTTTAGCCGTGGCGAAGATTGAGGGCTTTGATGTCGCCGCCTATCGGACACGCTTGCGGCTGCTGCGCGAGATCGTATCAGGCGAGAACCAAGTTGAATTTTCGCAGCGGTTAGGCATTCCGTTCAAGCGGTGGAGTAATTACGAACGCGGTTATCCGGTGCCGCGCGAGACCGCTTTTCTTCTGATGAAAAAATTTCCGGGGATTTCGGTTGAATGGCTTTGGTTCGGAATGACAGGCAACCTGTCCCATTTTTATCTGGAAAAAATAAAAACCGCCGAGGGATTTGAAAAAGAACGAATTGCCGCCGAGAAGGCCGCGACCAAGGCCACGGCCAAGCTCAAGGAGGTCACGAGCAAGCGCAAGCGGGCGATCTATCCAGGTTCCCCGCGCTCGCGCTGAACCTCGCAGGGTTGCGGATGTTCACCCTTGCTTGCCACCAAAAGCGGCAATAACCGGCCGCAGAGATCAAGCACGGCCTGCCCCTCATCGGGGTCAATCGGCAATAAGCCTGTCACATAGAGGGCCAATCGTTCGCGGTCATATTCGCTGTCGCACTGCACTGACATGGGCACTTCCCCGTTTACTTGGCGGTTCCTTTTTGTTGTGTCCCGGCACTATTCGGGCGTCCCGTCAACTCCACCCGACCGGGGATTAACAGCTTATCCCAAAGGCGTACTGACTTGCATCAATTTTGTGGCAGCGGGCGACTTGTGCCCGCCATTCGCAAAAAATCTTTTTTTACGATTTTAATTCGTAACTATTACGCCTAGACTTCCCGCCTTCCACAGCAAGGGAGACGGTCGATGACGAAGGTACACCACCTAGCCGACGAAGCCCGCACGCCACTGCCGGATAGCCCGCTGTTTGCTCCCTCCTATGGAGCGCCGCAGCGTGACGCCATCAATTCGGTGATCGACGGCATCGTGTCCGATCTGTGCAAGGACATCGGCGAGCTACGCCGCACGTTGGACGACATCGAGCAACAGGTTTTGGAAGGTGCCGCGAAAGCCAAAGAGCATCTGACCGATCAGGTCCGCGTCTGTGTCAGCGTCAAAGACGAAATCAGCCACATGAAGCGCGTCGTCGCCGACATCAAAGAGCGTGGCGAGGCGATGCTATGAGCGGGGATTATGAGTTCATCCGCGCGCCGTGGTCATCCGAACAGGTTGACGCGCTCAACCGTTTCCAGCGCCGTGGCGACGTTCACGAGTTCACCTGTCCCGAGGATCACGGCGGTTCGGATCGGACCCTGATCGCCACCAAGGAAGGCTGGCTGTGTCCGCACTGCGCCTACCGTCAGGATTGGGCGCACCCCGCCATGATTGCCGCTGCGGAATATGTCACGCGGCTGCCCTGCGACGTGATGTTGCCGCCCGCAACGATCATCCGCAAGGGCTGCGACTACGCCACGCTGTTTGTCGGACTGAAGGCCCGCGAAGGCATTGAGCCGGAACTATGCCGGTTCGACGATCCGGCCGACAAGCTCACCTTCAAGCGGATGTCGGGCGAGGTTCCGATCCGGGTTCGGTCGGCCGACTACGCCTATGACGGGCGGCTGGCCGGGTTCGCGGTCAAGAAATCCGGCGCGGTGCGCTACGTCGTCGAGGACGCCAACCGACGCCTGTTCATTCACAACCACATTCAGATCGGCGTCGCCGAGGGCTGGCTACCTGAAAAGTCGTAAAAATTACGAACACTATCGTAAATCGTAATTGTTCGTTGATGTGGAACCCTCTATAAGAGTGATTTGATGCGTGGGCGAAAGGGTATCGTTCATCGGCTTCCAGCCGATAACCCGCAAAGCCCGGACCACTCTAGCCAAGATGCAAAATGGCTAGAGTTGGCCCGAGCCCTTGGCCGCGCATTAGCAGATCGGGACTTTGATCGATCACACTCCGAGGGGGAACCGGATGAAAAGGGCCGTAATTTACGCGAGGTATTCGAGCGACCTTCAAAAAGACCGCTCGATTGATGACCAGATTGCGCTTTGCGAACAGATAGCCGCTCGCAATGGCTGCAACGTCATCAATGTTTATTCGGATCGCGCCAAATCCGGGGCCAGCATGTTCGAGCGCGATAACCTTCTCGCGCTGATGAACGCCGCTAAAAAATGCGACTTTGACGTTGTGATCGCCGAAAGCCTCTCGCGTCTGTCGCGAGACCAAGAAGATACTGCCGCGATTTTTAAGCGGCTCAAATTCAACAATGTCACAATCATCGATACCAACGGCATCGTCTCGGATGTTCACATCGGCGTCGGTGGCATTGTCAATTCGATGTTTCTTAAAAACCTCGCCGTTTCGGTTAAGCGGTCACTTGGCGGTCGTGTCCGCGAAGGTCTGGTGCCCGGTCGTATCGCCTTTGGCTATCGTGGCACTGGCAAGCCATGCGAGCGTGAAATCGACCCGGAAAATGGGAAGATCGTTCAACGGATTTTTGAGGAATACGCGGACGGCAAATCGATGCGTGACATCGCCGATGAGCTTGCGCGCGACGGCATCGCTACGCCCGGCCTAATCAACGGCGATATGCTTCGCAATCAAATTTACATCGGAAAGGTTGTTTGGAACGCAACGAGTTCGGTGAAGAACCCCGACACGGGCCGACGCCTTTACCGGCGTGGAGCGGAACAAGATAAGATAATCGTTGATGCCCCTCACCTGCGAATTATTCCGCAAGACCTTTGGGACCGAGTTGAGACCATCCGTGCTTCACGCCGCGAGGCTCAAGGTTGGTATGGTCCGCGCGAGCGTAAGGTCGTTAACAAGGATCATCTTTTGCTTGGCCTGCTCACCTGTAGCAAGTGCAACGGCTCGATGATTGTCGGTCAGAACAACCCCGATGGCTCCCCGCGTGTCGTTTGTTCCGTTGCCTATCGTCACAAGGGCTGCGATCACAAAAGGAGCTACTGCCTCAAAACGATCCAGACAACGATCCTGACCGGCATCAAAGACAAGCTGACGGATCGCAACGCGTTGCTCGAAATGACGCGGGCCTATCATGGGCGGTGGGCCGAACGTCAAAAGGAAACCCGCACAGAGGCCGACGTTGCCAGGAAACAACTCAATCGCGTGACGGTTCAAATCGACCGCATCGTGACGGCGATCAGCGATAGTGACGCCCCTGTGAAGGCACTTGTCGATAAACTGAAAACTTTGGAGTTCGAGCGCGCCGGGCTCGTCGAGAAGGTCCGCCTGATCGAAGCCGAGGGGAACGTTGTCACCCTGCATCCGGCAGCGATTGACAGGTTTAGCGACGCGATGGAGGAAATGCACACCGCCCTCACCAGCGACATCGACATTAAGCAGCTTGCGCCGTTCCGCGCTGCCTTCCGCAACACGTTTGAGCGCATCGTTGTCCACCCCACGGCCAAAATGAAGCCGGTCGAAGTCACGCCGTACACCCGGATTTCGGCGATTATGGGCTTGGAGCTTTTCCCAAAAATGCGCAGCACGGCAGAAATGCTTGCAGAACAAGGTGTTGCAGCCAACGGCGAAAATAAAATTCTGCCCGGTTCACCAACCCGAAACGGGCAGGATCGTAATTGCGACGGCCTGATTTCCTTGGGCTGTTGGAGGCAGGCAGCCTGACAACATCAACGGACGCGACGCCCCGGCTGGACCCGTGACGCCGCGCCACTAACCACCGAAACCTCATGGAGCGATTTCAATGGCTGACACTATCTCTGCATCGATCATCCCCCTGCATCAACCCCGCGCTAAGACACCCGCCGAGCGCGCCGCCGCCTACCGGGCGCGCAAGCGCTCAAAGGGCGAAGGGGTGGCGTCAGTTCCACCCGTGGCCGCCAAGCCACCCGTGGCGTCCGCTCCACCCGTCACGTCACGCGTCACGCGTCACGTCACGCCGTCACGGCCCGCCGCCTCGATGCTGCTCATGGTCGCCGCCTTCGGCCTCGCATCGGTCGGCGTTACCATGAACGCATGGTTCGCCCGCTCGCTTGGTTCCACCGATTACGCGGGCTGGCTGTTTCTCGCCGTTGGCGTGGCCGCTGATCTGGCCGCGCTCGCAGTGCCCTCTTGTGCCGCCCGGCTTTGGGAAACCCATCGGCGCGGCGCTGCGGCCACCGGCTGGCTGGTGTGGCTTGCCACCTTCGCCTTTGCCGTCACGGCCGGGATTGGCTTTGCATCGGTCAACATCAGTGACGTGACGCTGGCGAGAGCGTCACGCATCACGCCCGCCGTGACGCAAGCC